TGATGTATCAAGTAAATTTGGAACTAAAGATCTTCAAGTTGTTCATACTAAAAAAATAAATGACTTTGAAGAAATAACTGTTACCAGAGAATTAGATACAGGAGATATTCTTGTAGAGTATGGCCCGCATGTAACTGATAAAACAGGAAAAGTAATTAGGGCATCTAATGAACCAGGTGTAATTCGTTTTGAATATGTAAAAGGTGAAGAAATATATGATACTGGAAGAAATACTCTTTCAACTAGAAAAAGTGTAACTGAACCTGATACATTCCGAGCAATAGAATCAGAACCTCGAGTTACTGATTGGGATGGAACTATAGAAATGGATGGAGAAAACATTGTCCAAAATGTTGATGAGTTGTTAACAGACACTAATAAATTAAAACAATATGCAACCGGTGAAAATTCCACTATTACAGAATTACTAGAGGGTAGTAAAAAACAAAAATATAAAGAAACATTAGAAAACAATCCTTCAGAACAGATTAATTATATTGAAAAGAAAGGAGGAACTTCTATAGATGAGATAATAGATGAAGGCGCAAGAGTAGGTGATTTTGAGCCTAGATTATTTGGTAAAGGAGAGAATCTCCCTTGATTAAAAAGTTGACAACGACAATCCCTCCTTTAAAAGGTCCTAGCTCACAAGGGTTGAAAGTTCCCTTAAAACAAGTTAAAACAATTACAAAAGGAAAAATAAATGGCCGAAATAGACAAAGCCCTACCAAACGTAAATAATGCAGTTGAAGTTGAGAGACCAGAATTAGAAGTTGATCTTATAGATCAAGGTACTGAGTCTGATACACCTTTTGATGTTACACAACTAGAAGATGGCGGAGTTGAGTTAGACTTTGAACCTGGCATGAAAAAAATTCCTGGTACAGAAAATCATTTTGACAATTTAGCAGATTTATTACCTGACGATATTTTAGATCCTATCGGATCTGAGATGCAATCTAATTACACAGACTACAAAGCATCAAGAAAAGAATGGGAAGATAGTTATGTAAAAGGTTTAGATCTTTTAGGTTTTAATTATCAAAATAGATCAGAACCATTTCAAGGAGCATCAGGTGCAACGCACCCAGTTCTTGCAGAAGCTGTTACACAGTTCCAAGCAGGAGCATACAAAGAATTATTACCGGCTGAAGGTCCGGTTAGAACACAAATTTTAGGTAATGTTGATCAAGCAAAAGAACAACAATCACAAAGAGTAAAAGACTTTATGAATTACCAAATTATGGATGTCATGAAAGAGTATGAACCAGAATTTGATCAGATGTTATTTCATTTACCATTAGCAGGTTCAACATTTAAAAAAGTTTACTATGATGATCTATTAGAAAGAGGAGTATCAAAGTTTGTGCCAGCAGATGATTTAGTTGTTCCATATTCTGCTACTTCACTAGAAGATGCCGAAGCAATTATTCATGTAATTAAAATTTCTGAAAACGATTTACGTAAACAACAAGTTAATGGTTTCTACAGAGATGTAGAATTAACTAAACCGTCTGACGTAGAAGATAAAGTTACTAAAAAAGAAAGAGAACTAGACGGAACTAAAAAAACCGGCAGCGTAGAAGACATGTACACTTTATTAGAGTGTCATATTAATTTAGACCTAGAAGGTTTCGAAGACATGGGACAAGACGGGGAACCAACAGGAATTAGACTTCCTTACATTGTAACAATTGACGAAGGATCAAGAGAAGTATTATCTATTAAGAGAAACTTTGAACAAAACGATCCTAAAAAACAAAAGATAAATTATTTTGTTCATTTTAAATTTTTACCAGGTTTGGGGTTCTACGGTTTTGGTCTAATTCACATGATTGGTGGGTTATCTCGTACGGCGACCTCTGCTTTAAGACAGCTCTTGGATGCGGGAACGCTTTCTAATCTGCCAGCAGGTTTTAAACAAAGAGGGATAAGAATAAAAGATGAAGCAAAACCAATTCAACCCGGAGAGTTTAAAGATGTAGATGCTCCTGGCGGAAATTTAAGAGATGCTTTTTTTCCTCTACCTTACAAAGAACCTTCTCCGACATTATTACAATTAATGGGTATTGTCGTACAAGCAGGTCAAAGATTTGCAGCTATTGCTGATATTCAAGTAGGAGATGGTAATCAAGGTGCTGCAGTAGGTACAACTGTTGCATTATTAGAACGTGGATCAAGAGTTATGTCTGCAATTCACAAAAGATTATATTCTTCACTAAGACAAGAGTTTAAAACACTAGCAAAAGTATTTGCAACATACTTACCACCAGAATATCCTTATGATGTTGTCGGTGGAGAGAGAAATATTAAATTAACGGATTTTGACGACAGAATAGATATTATTCCAGTTGCTGATCCTAACATATTCTCAATGTCGCAAAGAATTACAATTGCACAAACAGAATTACAATTAGCAACTTCTAATCCTGAGTTACATAACATGTATGTAATTTATAGAAAAATGTATGAAGCATTGGGTGTAAAAGATATAGATAAAATTTTACCTCCACCTGCTCCACAAGAACCTAAAGATCCAGCACTAGAGCATATTGATGCATTAACTCAAAAACCTTTTCAAGCGTTTAGAGGACAAGATCACCAAGCTCATATGACTGCTCATTTAAATTTTATGGAAACTAATCTAGTTAGAAATAACCCACCAGTCATGGTTTCTATTCAAAAAAATATTTTAGAACATATTTCTTTAATGGGACAAGAACAAGTTGAAATGGAATTTGCAGAACAAGTACAACAAATGCAAATGATGCAACAACAAGCACAAGCGAATCCACAAATGAAACAGCAAGCTGAAATGCAGACTCAACAATTGTCTATGAAAATTGAAGCAAGAAAAGCTGTATTGATTGCTGAGATGACAGAAGAGTTTATGAAGGAAGAAAAAAGAATTACATCACAATTTGATTCTGATCCTTTACTAAAACTAAAATCACGAGAAGTTGATCTTCGTGCAATGGAAAATGACCGTAAACAACAAGACATGAAAATGAAAAATGAACTTGAAAGAGCTAAATTAGTTCAAGATCAGGCTTCTACGGATCAAAAACTAAATCAAAACGAAGAATTAGCAGGTTTAAGAGCTGAAACGTCAATTGAAAAACAAGAAATGGCGAATGAGAACAGATTAATACTTGCTAACATGAAACCAAACAGATAAAAGGAATATATTATGATGAATTACAAAACAGGCGGCAAAAAAGTAGTAATGCCCGAGCAAGAAAAAGTAGTTGATTCTAGATCAGAGAAAAGTTTTAGAGGAAAAAGCTTTATTGCTAAAGGCGACTCTAATCCGGTTAAAGGAACTGGTGCTGCAAGAAAACAAAAAGACGTAACCTGGTATTAGTATGTGGTTTTCAGCTATTAAATTAGCCGTCTCAGCTGGTAGTAAAATTTATGCTAACAAGCAGAAGACTAAAATGGCAATGTCAGATGCACAACTAATGCATGCGTCTCGTATGGCCGAAGGAAAAGAAGCTTACCAGGGAAAACTATTAGAAGCCCGTCAGTCAGATTGGAAGGACGAGGCAGTTTTAATAATTTTAAGTTTGCCAATAGCAATCCTGGGCTGGGCAGTCGTAAGTGACGATCCAACAGCAATGGACAAAGTAAAATTGTTCTTCGAGATGTTTTCAGAGCTTCCTAAATGGTTTACAAATTTATGGATCCTTGTCGTGGCAAGTATTTATGGTATAAAGGGAACACAAATATTTAAAGGCGGAGCAAAAAAATAGTGATTGATAAAAAAGAAAAAAATACTTTAAAAAAACATAGCGTGCACCACACTGCAAAGCATATGTCTACAATGAAAAAAAAAATGCAAAAAGGTATAACATTTAAAAAATCACATAACCAAGCAATGAAAAAGGTAGGAAGATAATGAAAAGTTTTTTAAAAAGTATGATTATCAGTTCTGTTAAACCAAAAGTTAACACAACAACTTTAGGTACAGCTAAAAGTAAACTAGCTAAAGCAATACAGAAAGAAAAAGCCTCTAGTGCAAAATTAGGACAAACTAAATTTGAAGCGGCAAACCCAAAATTTAGAGGCAAAAAATTTACATTTGCTCCTGTAGGAAAAGCTGTAAAAGAATCGGATAGAAAAAAACAAATTATAAAAGACAATTCTAAAGTAATAAGTAAAATGTTTAAAAAAGCACTGGAGAAAAAATAATATGAGAATGAGTTATAAAAAAGGTAAAGACGTTAAGAAAAAAGTTAAAGGTGGTGG